TTAAATATCCTCCTGAAAATATATTCTAGCTTTTAATGACATCCTGACTGGTCAATGTGAGTGGCAGGAGTTGAACCCGCATGGCAATAAGAAATAAAGGAAGGGTATCCCATAAGAAGTTGCCGTTCTGCCGTTGAACTACACCCACGTTTGTAATCAATTAGTGATGAAGCTTTTTATAGAGAAAATATGCAATTAATGCTGATATAATTGCCATAAATAATAGCTCAGTGCTCCACTTAATAGAGGACAGGCTTTTTAAAAAATAAGTTAAAGAATTGAACATTGGTGATTCTCCTGTGTTTGATTGAGTTAAGAATCTCTATGCGAGCGGCAGGAGTCGAACCTGCATAAATATAGGATGTGAGACTTGTGAGAAGCGTGTAAATAACTGTTCTACCGTTGAACTACGCTCGCGTGAAAGCCCCAACGAGGGCTTGGACTTGTTATGGTCTTGCGTATTGATTGCCCCGTGGTGCTGGCTTGGCGCCGGAATTATCAGCAGCACTCTGGGTCATATATTGGTAATTACCTGGATTCTTAACGCTGGTGTAGTACTTATTGGAGTCTGAAACAAAAACCATGCCAGAAGCAGCAGTAGTCCAATCACCGTTTTGTGTATAAGAAGCATTGTCTGTAGTACTTGTTTCGCTCGCTTTTTTAGCGGATGATGTGCTAGCAGCTAATGATTCTGAACTGGCTTTAGCTATTGAAGAGCTTTCTGCCTCAGACTGCTTTTTGCTTGCTTCGGATTCAGAACTAGCCATACTCTCTGAATTCTCTTTGGATTCAGACTTGGAGGCAGCAATACTTGCAGATTCTTCTTTGCTGCTTGATAGGGCGCTTTCAGATGAATCCTTCTCTTTAATAGAGTTAGCTTTACTGATACTAGCCTTTCTTTTCGATGCATCTTTTGCTGAACTTTTCTTCGCTTTGCTACTTGAGACTGTATCTGACTGTGATGCACTCGATCTTGTTGTGCCAGAAGGAGCGGCCCAAGCCGTTAATGCTAAGAATAGGATTGTTAGTCCTACTGAGATTAAGGTGTATTTTTTGTATGGACGATTAACACCTGTTTTTGTGAAATGATGAATTCCCCCACGAATTGAAAAGTAAGCTAACGCAATTAAAGATACAAGAAACATAAATGTAAAAAATATATCCAAAGTAATCCCTCCAAAACATGTTATTCCCCAATAACAATAATTCCCCGAACTATAAGTAGTCCCAACTCCTAGCTTTTATCGACTTCCTATCTGGTCTGTGCATAAACTACATTAACGATGATAATTCGTGAGGGAGGCGGAAGTAGTCAAGAAATCTTAAAATATCCTGCTGCTTGCTCCAGCCGTACTCCTCTTTTAACATGGTCAACATAAATTTATTGGCTTCAACTTCGTTGTTATCGGATAAAAAGCTTGTCGTATTTATTGCAAAAAACTGTGTATTAAATCCCTTGTGATGTCGTATATGAAAAATTTCATGATAGCAAACACCATTTTGTGTACGTTCATCAATTGTATTATTAATGACAATCATTGGGATTCGATGCGAGTTGTTATTGTAGCCGTAAATATTGCTACCAAGGTTATTGAATTGCACGTTAATGCCCAAGTCACGCGCCAAACCAAAAGCATTTTGAATCCCAAACTTGTTGGTTAAGTGGTCAATATCTTCTTCAATCCACCGTTCCATATAACCAGCTCCTATTATTCCTCTCCATTACGATACTTTTTGGGAGTAAACTTCCTTTTTGCTAATTGTTTGGATAATTCTAATGTTTGGCGCATGGATGCTTTGAGTAGTTCTTTATCCTGATCAGATAGCTCTTGCCCATTTTGAAAAAATGATAACGAATGTTTGGAGTCGAGACCGTTCATCATATCTTCAAGTTCCTTATCGATATTTCTTTCATCTTTTTCAGTTAAGTCATAATAGTGAGATCCTTTTGTAGGAAAGTTATTTTGATCTTTGGTAATGCCAGCTAGTTTAAAAATTTCATCATCAGTAATTCGTAGACCTGTTGCCATTTTTTGAAGAGTTTTTGGTTTGGGAATCTCACGTTTTTTATTTTCTACTTGTGACCAAAATGATGGAGATATTCCTGCTTGTAGTGCAGCTTGTCTAACTGTAAAACGTTTCTTATTTCTTATTTCTTTGATTTTTGGACCGAAGTTTAACACTTCGTTACGTAGATTTTCCGTTGAACTCATGGCGTCAAACTCCCTTCTATGATTGGATTATAGCAAAAAGTGAAACAATAGAGTGCAAAAAGTGAAATATTATCGTGATAAGTGGTTGCAAAAAGTAAAACAAAAGATTATAATAATTTATGTAATCAAGAAAGGAGGCAAAGACATGGCAGTAGTCCTTCCTGTAAAAAACTCTGATGAAATCAGAAAACTAATCAGCCTGAAGGGGGAAACAGTACGGTCCTTTTCCCTTAAAAACGGTATTTCTTATGGATATTTATCGCAAATATTAAACGGAAGAAAACCATCTCCGAAAGTCGCTAAGAAAATATCAGATGGGGTTGAGAGACCAATTGATTCACTTTTTTTGTTTTCGAAAGTTGCAAAAAGTAATACAAAGTCGAAGGAGGCAACAAAATGATGCCAATGAAAAGTAAAAGAGCCGCTATCGCAAATAGCAACTCTTCGGATTAAACGTTAATGACTGACAATCTTTACCACTTTGGAGCTGGCAAACACGGTGCCAGGGTCATCATCAGTGAAAAAGAAAGTGTAGTTGTTTAGAAGTTTGGTGATACTTGGCACTAATCCTAGCTTAATATGTTCGTTCAGTTCAAACGGACCATTAATTTCGTCTTTGTTAGGAAAATCGTACGTTATCTTTTCCCAGTTCTTTTTAGAAACTTTCTTAGGCCGATCATTAATTGGCGCAGTGCGAATACCCCAAACAAAGTCATTGACGTTTAGCGTTAGTGTTTCACCATCTAAAAAATGAATCGTAGCTGTTAACATTTTTTACCACCTTTTTAAGTGAGAAGTCTATAGAAATTATTTTTCCACCTCGTTGTAAGGCGGAAAGTCGAAGAAGTCGTGGACGCTGATACCGAGGGTGCCACATACCTTACGGATTGTAGTAATTGTTGGACGCTTACTTCTCCCTTCAAACATCGCGTTTACAGTCGACTGGTTCAGCCCAGCTAATGTTGCAACACGATTAATAGTTAAGTTCTGTTGAGTTATTAATTCCATTAAATGTTCGGAAACAAATTCTCCATCGGTTTTCATGTTATGAGCTCCTAACGATATATTGTTAAGTTCATTCTAAAGTAAATAACAAAAATATTTACTAATATATTGTTGACATGTAACGATATATTAGTTATTATATGGCCAGGTTACCAATATATTAGTGGCTGGAAAGGAGATACCAAATGACTTACACATTAAGGATTCGAGAATTGCGGCAGAAACTGGGACTCAGCCAATCAGCACTAGCTGATAAAAGTGGAGTACCGCAAACGACGATCAGCGCAATTGAGTCAGGTACTAATTTGACATACGAGACGGCGAAAAAGCTTGCCCGTGCATTGGGAGTTTCCACAGATGAATTATCAGTGGAGGTGACCGAGTAATGGAAGTTATGCAAGAGAAGTTGCACGAAATGGTCCAAAGGTTCCATTTAGGTGTGTCTAATGTTTATCAAACTAACGAAAGCAAAATTGATGAAGCGCGTCGAATATTCGAGTTACTAAAAGCAAATATTTAATTTTCAAAGAACGGAGGAAACAAAATGACACATCTATCACGAACTACATTAATCAATGCACTAGCAAAGGTTAAACCAGAAACACCAAGAGTAATGTTTGAGGCACTAAGCGATAAAGCACTAGATGCTGAATTTCGAGCAGTAACGGCCGAGTATAACGAGCAAGCTAGCCAACTTATGTCAGTTTCATATTAGGAGGTGCGAACATGTCAGATACGATATTGATTCGGCATGAGGCTCCAAAGGGATTCCAATTCATTAGCGAAGAAGAATACGAGAAGTTCCAAGCCTGGAAGCAAGCACAACGTGGTATTCGTACTTGGAAGCTTAAAGATTTGGCCAAGTATAAATACGGAACTAAATCAACCGAACGAGCCTCACGATATTTAACCAAGCATCGTCATGATTTGGACATTGAACAGGGTGGCTTCATTGATTATGTGAATACCCATAACGGCTGGCAGATTCCAGCAGCTGAGATGATCGATTACCTATTAGATCATCCCGATTAATTTAAATTATAAGTGAATTACATGGAAAGGCTATATAAAGCCCTTTCCAAAATACAGAGGTGTAGGTATGAAGAACAAGTTTGCAGAGCAATTGTCATTGGCATTAGGCAAAAATAAAACACTAACACAGCAGCAGATTGCAGATAGGACGCATGTTTCTCCCGGACAATTGTCCCGGTTGAAGAGTGGATCAAGAAGCACTGATCCACAAATTAGGAAGTCGTTAGCAAATGTAATTAACGATTTTTGGCTTAATTATTCTGGTGCTCGTGAGAATTTCGGAGTGTTGTCATTTCAGAATGACAGGCGTCTAAAGGGTGATATGTTCTCAGCCCTAATGCGTCAGAAGAAAGAGCAGCAAGAACGAGAGGCAATGGAAGCCGAGTTTGAGAACGCTATTGCGATTAACCCAAATGATCGGACACCGGCGCAGCAGCTAGTTATTGAACGTTATCCACGTGAATATGCTGAAGAGATTAGCGCCGAGATAACTGATTTAGCTAAGAAAGCTGAGTATGCCGGTATTCCAATGGATAAATTGCAGGAAGTAATCGATAAAGTCAACCAAGAAAATGGCTAGGAGGTGTGAGCAAATGGTAATACCTGACTATATTTGGATGCCAGCAGTTACATGGTTAATCTCAGCGCTTTGGTTTAATCGACGCAATGCATTCGGAGTTGACAAGGAGGATTTGAAGCATGACAAGTAATGCAATACATGGGTACAAAAAAAGCCATGGCGGCGTTGGTAGCACCGACATAGCTAACTGGAATGTTCAGCAAAAAACATTATGTATTTATTCTACTCCCAAGAAGACATTTAAACAACAATTAGCCGCATTGATACGGAGGTGGGCCAAATGAACGGCTACGATAGCTGGCTGGTTGACCAAGAAGAAGCTGCGGAAGGCTGGCGTGATGATGTGCCTACTGAGGAAGAGCTGATTGAAAGTGGCGTCATTGCTGGATATTAAATAGGAGGATTTCAATCATGGATGCAATGTTAAAAGAAGAACTTAGAACGGTGACAGAACGTGAAAACGAAGGCTTCAAAATTGACTCATTGGAGAAAGCTGACTGGGCGTTAAAGAAGCTCAAGGCTATCCAAGCGCATGATGATGAAATTGGTCAAGTTGCGAAGAACAATATTGACCAGGCAATTGCATGGCGCGACCGGGAGCTTGATAAGAACCAAGCCAACCGCGAGTACTTCGAAGGGCTACTGACCGACTATTTACGTGATCAACGGTTAGTCGATAAGAAATTCAAAATCGATACTCCTAATGGCCGTGTATCAACTCGCAAGAACCCGGCTGGGTTGGCGTATGACGAAAAGATGGTTTTGAACTCACTTCGTAATCAAGGTATGAGCCAATACATCAAGGTCAAGGAGTCTATTGATAAAGTTGATTTGAAAAAAGCTGGTCGCATGGTTGGTGACAAGTTTGTCATGGAAGATGGCGAGATTATCGCTGGTATTACTGAAAAACCAGCAACTGAGAAGGTCACGTTTAAATACTAGGAGGAACCGATATGAGTGAAGCAATCGCGAAAGCAGAAAATCAAACGAACAGTCTATCCCTAATCATGGGTACTGATCAAAACAAGATGGCTAGCGAACTACAGGCTATCTCTAATTTCCAAACTATGGTTCAACATCAACTAAAAGATGGTCAAGATTTTGGGGTTGTCCCTGGCACACAAAAACCGACATTATTGAAGCCCGGAGCTGAGAAAATTCAAATGCTGATGGGTGTAACGAGTGAGTATAACGTCATTGATAAGGTTGAAAACTACAAGGATGGTTATTTCGACTATACCGTCAAGTGCGTGCTGTACAAGAGTGGTATGCAGTTAACTGAGGGATTAGGCTCGGCAAACACAAAAGAGAGTAAGTACGTTTCTCGTGATGGCTTTTCAATGAAAAACACGGTATTGAAAATGGCTAAAAAGCGAGCTCAGGTTGATGCCACACTGACCATCGCTAGTTTATCAAATGTCTTCACGCAAGATGTCGAAGATATGCAGAACTTTAACCAACGTGAGAATAATGAAACCATGACTTATGATGAAGCCTTTAATTTGAAACTTAATTTTGGTAAAAACAAAGGCAAGAGCATGGGAGATGTCTTGAATGAGAATCGTGGCTATATTGAATGGCTAGCTGAAAACGCGCAGAAACCTGAATTTAAGACTGCTGCTAAATTATTACTAGCTGGCAAGCAACAGCCCGCAACTGACGATGAAGTAAATGAAGATTTTGACCCTACCACCATCATTGCTAGTTCAAAACAGACGAGTGAGATTGCTAACCTTGCTGGTGAACTGGCCACCCAAACCAAGAATGGCACACCATTATCAGTGACTAATGAGGTTATTCAACAAATTGTCCCTGATTGGAAAGGGACTGACGACGATTGGAAGAACCTGACAATAGCACAAGCAGAGGATGCTAAGAGTCAGCTACAAGGATTGCTAGCAGCATTTGATAAGAAATAAACATTCGAATTGGCTTGAATGCAGCAGTGACTGAATCCACCAGGTGGGTGAAAGGCCCATTAATAAGGACAGGAGGTGCGAGATGGCCCGTCCAATTAAGAAAGGAATTGACTATTTCAACTTAGATGTAGATTTTTTGCGTGACATTAAGGTTCGTAAAATCATGCGTGCTTGTGGAAACCAATCGATTGCTGTACTAATCTGCCTGCTCTGTAATATTTATCAAGATGAAGGGTATTACATGACGTGGGATGCTGATATGCGGTTCTTGGTGGCTGATGATATTGGTGCCAAGGAAAGCGCAGTACAGGACGTGGTTTTAAAAGCAAGTGAGGTAGGGTTTTTCGACGCTGAGATGTTCAAGCAAGAAAAAATCTTAACGTCTAAGCGAATTCAAGAGAACTATAAATTAGCTTCTCGGCAGAAGAAAGATAGCTCAATTCTTAATAAATATCGTTTACCACGGGTTTCCAATACTGATAACGGGGTTTCCAACGTTGGAAACGAAGTAAACAACACTGACAATCCCCATAGTATATCAGAACAGAGTAAATCAGATAATAACAAAACAAATAAAACCCAACCGCGTGATCCTCGTGATCGCATTCAACAAGAGTTTACTGAACAGGTTTGGTCCATCTACCCGAAAAAGCGTGATTTTCAAAAAGCTTATGACGTTTATTATGCAGCCAAGGTTGAGGGGGTTAGCTTAGAGACCATTGTTGCTAAGATTAACGAGTATAAGGCTTATTTAAAGCTACATGGCACGGGTGAGTATTACACCAAAAGCTTAGAAAATTGGCTGGGTGGTCGAGGCTGGATGGATGAATACGATATGACACCGCCTAAGCCAAAGGGTAAGGCATCAAACGGCCGTAAAGAAGTTACGCCAAAGTGGATGCAAAACGGCGCTTCTCAGGCGGATTCTAAGCCAAACTCAAGCGATAACCAGCAGGACGATATGAGTGATGAGGATTTCCTAGCGCTCGTGAACAGTCAGGAGGAAGCTAAATGAATTGGGGTAATCAATTAGTCAAGTTAGCCGCTAATCATGCCTATGAATCATCGGCACTGCATTGGACTAAGCAGCGTATGAAGCGGCATTTAAAGGCCGGTGGTAGTGCACAAGATGAGGTGTGCGCTCATGAGTACAAGCTATTTGCACTTGAGGTTTTAATTATTGAATATCAGCGGGATGGCTTAAATTTTGATTTGGCCCAATGTTGGGGTAAGCCAGCCGAGTATTTTATTGATCTAGAGCAAGCTAGACAAGGATTGCAAACGGAGGTGAGCGCATGACTGAAACACAGGTGCTAGTAATTAACGCTGATCTACCCGATATCGATCACCCACTAGCAATCGGTCCAGAACCGGAAATGTTTAAGCTCGCGCAACATAACTACAAATCTGGCGAATGGCCGTTTCCAGTTAGACTGGTTAAGCCTGGGACTAATGTACGCAGTGATGAAGCTTACTTAGCTAGTATGTTACCAGATCCCCAAGCTGAGGAACGTGAGCAAATTAGAGATATTCGCCGTGCTCATCGTGATGGTAACCATACGATAAGGGCGTTGACCGATGAGACTGGCTATATTAGTCAGCGGGTTAGCTATCTAGTGCACAAGTACAGTTTGCCGTTGCGGAACGGCTACTGGCGTGCTGAAAAGTACGACAATCCCAACGAAATTATTACTGGACAAACAGTTGATTTGCTAGGTGATAAGATCGGCGCCCCAGCTAGATCGATAAGGCAAGCAAGCTACTCAAATGGCATTGTCTGTGGCTACTACATTAGCCGGGTGCCGAAAGTATGAACAAAGTCGTGATTAAGGGCGAACTACCAAGCTTGAATGAGTACATCAAGGCTGAACGGGCCAACAGATACGCCGCAGCTAACCTAAAGAAGCGGTACACGGCCTTATGTAGTGTATATGCGCAGGCTAGTCGTAATTCTGGAGTAGAATTCAGTTGGCCTTGCAAGCTTAAATTTACGTGGTACACGAAGAACAACCGGAAAGATGCGGATAATATCGCGTTTGCTAAAAAGTTTGTGCTTGACGGCTTTATGAAGGCTGGACTTTTAGGCAACGACAATCGAAAGCACATCACAGGATTCCAGGACGAATTTGCCGTTGATAAACGAAATCCTAGAGTAGAAATAGATGAAATCACGGAGGACGAGAATGCCTAAACACACTAAGAAGCGTTCAACGATTAAACGGAAGCACCGGCGTATGAAGAAACACGCCGAAGCAAACAAAAAGCCGCCCGTTAAGGCGACCAGTCACGGGACCACTCGAATGACCGTTGTAAGTATAACATAAAAAAGCGCTGCCATCGCTGACCGCGCTACAACTAATTCCGAATAAGTTAATTATAGCATACGAAAGCGGAGGGGCGCATGATGGGCGAACAGCAAGTTATTTCAGATGAAATTTTTCCACCAATTGACCAAGAGAAAACAATTAAACAGGTGCGGCGGTTCCTGGATAAGAAGTTACCGCAAGCAGTTCGGGCGTCCGGCCATTCGGTCGCTGATTTAAAATCGCCTAGCATGGATGGCATGCCTAAGTCGGCCCCAGCTGGTAACTCGGCCGAGGATCGGATTACACGCCGCCTGTACGCAGAGCAGATTGTCCGACAGACTATTCAGGCCATGGCTCGCTGTGATCATGAGTGCCAGGAGATATTAGATCGGCTATATTTGCAAGGTTACAGCGACACGATGTGCTACATGGATATTGGCTACAGCAAGACTCAGTATTTTGACCGCTGGAAGCCATTGGCAATGCTGCAGTTCGCACAGAGCTACTACCTAGAAAATCTTAATATTTATCAAAACCGAACTCAAACCGGACTTTAACCGAACTTTTTCCGAACTCACGCCGGACTCCATAGCAATAAATTGGTGGTAAATTAGTATTATCGATAATTGGTTAGGGCGACAAATAAACGTTTTTCTGATAGCTCTAATCGATTATTATTGTGGCCTTAGCTCAGTTGGTAGAGCGCCTGACTGTTAATCAGGTTGTCGCTGGTTCGAGTCCAGCAGGCTACGTTAGACGGGCACAGATGTACAGTTTGTGTTGCCTCCTTGATTAAGTTGATATGACGGCCCGTCTATTAAGCAGATATGATCTAATTGGCAAGATGGCGGTCTCCAAAAACGTCTATGTTGGTTCAAATCCAGCTATCTGTGTAGCCGGCGGATTTATAAGGGGTGATGTGCTCCTCTCTGCCGCCGGCATTAGTCTTCGTGTTTAACGTCGGCCGTTGAATGCGAGTATCGCTGTGGGCTAATTGGTAAGCCACAATGGAATGTAGGTTCGAGTCCTACCGGCGATATTGTTATACAGCATGGTCACTCATGAGGGATAAAACTGTGTAACATGTGCTTGTGGCGGAATAGGTAGACGCGTACAATTCATCCATGTGAGAGAGTATATGTATGTGGAATGCTTAAGACCATTGGCAGCGTATATTGGGTGGCTCCATGTAGGGTGCAAATCCCTACCAAGCACATTGAGCAAGTAAGTATGCAAGTGATAGTGTGTGAAATCATTTGAATCAACAATAACTCAGCTTACTTGTTTGTCGCTCGGCGTGGAAAACCGTGCGGCGCTTACATAAGACGCGCAATTAAACGGCCACCAAATTACATGCGGAAACATGTGCGCTGTGGTAACATAATCAAACATGGTTACAAAAACTATAATCGTTTTTCTGATAACAGCTGTGTGTAGGAGTCTGACATTTAGTTGGGCTCTTTTTAGTAAAGTAAATAGTGTGTATTGCAACTCAAATAATGTTGAATATAGTATGATATTAAATTGTATTGTTGAATAACGGGATCGCCATCTTATGAGACAACAATACATAGGCCTGGCTGGCGTCAGGCTTTTTTAGTACATACGATTAGGAGGTAGCACAATGCAAAAAAGCTTTAATTATCAAGATGGTTTTGGTGAGGAACTAAGCCTGGCAATTAATCCATCAAGTGGTTTCTTATTGGCTACCGATGATGTTGGTGGAGACAGTGTAGCAATGTCAATTAGCTTTGATGAGTTGAGACGGCTAGCTAAGCTGATCGATGACGAGGTGCCTCATGGCGAAAATGATAAGAAGTAAATACGGGTACGAGCCGCCTGAATGGGTGCAGGCTGATTCCCGGCTAGATAAGTGGTACAAGGATAAGAAGCGTCGTGCTAAACAGCATGGCGCTTTTAGTTTGGGAAATAAAGCTAAGGCGGTATATCAAGCTTCACAGGGTGATGGATTTAAATTGGAAAATAAAGGTTAATTCCAAACCCGTCGATTTCGACTGGTTTAAAAACGGAGGTGTGGTGGTATGTAATGAAACGAAAGTTAACGCCCAAACAGCAGAGGTTTGCCGACGAGTACATCGAGTCCGGAAAAAAGGAAGAATCTGCAATTAAAGCTGGATACAAAAGCCGGTCTGCACATTCTATAGCTACTGAAAACCTGCAAAAACCTGCAATTAAATCTTACATCGATGAGCGAATGGCCGAGATAGCTTCCAAGCGTATTATGGACGCCACAGAAGCCGTTGAGTTGCTTACTAGTATCGCTAGAGGCGAAACCAAAGAAACGGTTTATATTGGCACTGCTGACGGTGTGTACGAGAAGCACAAAGAAGCTGATTTGAAAACACGGATAAGCGCTACTAAGGAAATACTGAAGCGTTATCCGGATAACAATAAGCTTGTTGAACAACAGATTCGCAAGCTTAAAGCTGACGCGGATATTGCAGAGTCTAAAGCTCGCATTATGAATGCCTCAACCGATAGTACTGAAGCAAAAGTTTCTGAATATCTGGATAAATTGGATGACGTCCTAGGTGGTGATAGCGATGGCAATTAGTGAGCTATATACGCCGAAACAAGTTCAAGTGCTGAAAACCTTGCGGCGGACGGACTGGCGACTACTGATAAACTATGGTGCTGTTCGGTCTGGTAAAACTGTCGTTGATAATGACGCCTTCTTGATGGAACTGCGGCGTGTTCGTCAGGTTGCTGACAAATTAGGGGTCAAGGAACCAATGTACATTTTAGCGGGGTATTCAAGCAAGTCGCTACAAAACAACGTATTACAGGAACTGACGAATAAATATGACATTAACTTTCAGTTCGACAAGCATAACTCTTTCACACTGTTTGGCGTGAAAATTGTGCAGACGTTTACCGGGTCTATTGCAGGGCTGGGTGCCATTCGTGGGATGACCTCGTTTGGGGCGTATATTAACGAAGCTAGCCTTGCTAATGAAGAGGTATTCAATGAAATCCTTAATCGGTGCTCAGCACAAGGTGCGCGAATTATTTGCGATACGAACCCAGACGTTCCGACTCACTACTTGAAAGCCAGCTATATTGATAACGATGATCCTAAAGCAGGAACCGTTAGTTTCCATTTTACAATCGATGATAATACCTTTTTGCCCCCACAATACGTTGAACATCAAAAAGCGGGTACGCCGTCCGGAGTGTTTTACGACCGTGCAATACTCGGTCTATGGGTATCTGGTGAAGGTATGGTGTATAAAGATTTTAATAAGGACGAAATGATTATTCCACGGGCTCAATTGCCAGCAGACTTAACTTACTATGCGGGAGTCGACTGGGGCTATGAACATAAAGGAACGATTGTTGTAATGGCTGATGATCGAGTTGGCAATACTTATTTGATTGAAGAACATACACGTCAGTTTGAAGAGATTGATTACTGGGTAGAGATTGCAAAAGATATTCAGCATCGCTATGGCCGAAATGTTAAGTTTTGGGCTGATAGCGCGAGACCCGAACACGTTGCACGCTTCCAACGTGAAGGGCTCAAGGCGTTCAATGCTAAAAAATCGGTTTTATCAGGAATCGAGTCGGTGGCTAAGTGCATGAAGCAAGGCCACTTTTTTGTTATCAAAGAAGCGATTGATGCCTTCTTAGATGAAATCTATCAGTATGTCTGGGATGAGGCTACGGGCTTACCCGTCAAGCTTAACGATGACGTAATGGACGCGTTACGGTATGCCGTCTATAACACACACGAACGGCTCAAGGCACGGACAATTAAGAAGCCAAAGGGATTAAGAGGATAGGAGGTGAGCGGATGCAGTATGATTTGAACAAGAAGCGCGGGTCCAACGTTGCGATTGACCGTGAATTGGCTGGCAATATTGAAAACCCTAGCTTTGATGTAATTAACTATGCTATCAATCAACAACAGCAACGTATTGACCGTTATAACATGTTGGAACACTACTATGAGGGTAATCAGCACATCTTAAGCCGAAATCTTGAGATGGCGGCTAAGTTGGATCGTGCAGATGAAAAGGTAATGACGAACCACGCCAAATACATTACTGACATGATTACCGGCTTTACAACTGGTAATCCGGTATCCATTTCACCGGCGAACGGCAAGGATATTAAAGCTATTACGGATGCTCAGGACCAAATGGATATTGATTCGCATAATACGGAGATGGAGAAAGATTTAAGCGTGTTTGGGTGTGCCTATGAGCTGCTATACATCAAAAAGGTGTCAGACGCAACTACCGAGTTGGCAATTGAAAAAATTGATCCGCGCGGCTGTGTGCTGGTAACGGATGACACGTTGGATAAAAATCCGCTGTTTGGTATTTACTACGTGGAAAAGAAGGACCTGCTTGGTAATGCTAAGGGTTATTTGATTACTGTCTATACGGCCCACTGGATTATTCAGTATCGAACCAAGACAGGACGAGTGCTATCAGATGCTAATTTGGCAAGCAAACCTAAGGCCATTCAACATTATTTTAATGGTGTCCCACTTATTGAGTATCGTAATAACGAAGAGCGTCAAGGTGATTTTGAGCAAACGATTAGCCTAATCAACGCCTATAACGAATTACAGTCAGACCGTATCACCGATAAAAAGAACTTCGTGGATGCCTTGCTGGTAGTCTATGGCTTTACCCTAGATGAGGGCGAGGACGGTGAAGGAGCTAACTTGAAGGACGGTATTCTAGAAGCGCCTGGTAAAGGCGACCAGGGTGCTAGCGTTGAATGGTTGACCAAGAGCTTTGACGAATCACAGCTACAAGTACTTGTTAAGTCGATTAAGGATGACATTCATCAAACGTCTTACGTCCCTAACATGAATGACGAAAACTTTGCAGGGACGATTAGCGGTGAAGCTATGAAATACAAGCTATTCGGTTTACTCCAATTGTTAGCGACTAAGCAGCGATACTTAACACGTGGAATTCGCCAGCGTCTACAACTGATGCAGAACATTTTAGCGTTTAAAGGCCAGTCAGTAGATGCCTCCGGAGCGACAATTAATATTGTTCCTGATATTCCAGTCAACATGGCGGATGTCATTAGCAATATCAAGAATGCTGAAGGTGTCATTCCGCAATTGGTGTCCCTCGGGTGGTTGCCTGGGACCAATGACCCGCAAGAGTTGATTAAGATGCTGGATCAGGAAAAGGAAAAAGCACTCAAGCTACAGCAGAAAGCTATGGGCGGCGAGCCCGCCACAGATAACGAGGAGGTAACTGCGGATGATTCTGGCAACGTTTCAGTTAAACAAAAAGCAGGTAGTGAGTTATCAGATAACGGGCCACGCGAATAGTGCTATTAAGGGCCATGACCTAGTTTGTGCTGCTGTTTCGGTGCTTGGCCAAGCCATCACTAATGAGCTATCTAACGCCACTATTAACGAAAATGGTGGCTTGTTTATTGGATTGATTGAGCCCAGTGCTGATAACAAAGTTCTGTGTGAGACCTTATTACACGGACTACAAGATATTTCAGCACAATATCCTCAGAATTTGCAAGTGGTGGTGAAGGGCAATTAACTCAGAATTGAATAAAATCATTAAAACGATTGGTGTATTTGTGATCGTGATAATTAAAATGCTTGGATTAGTTTCGCTTGGATGGAAGCCAATTACAGGCATTTTAATTTTGCTGTATTTGATTTTATAAGCTCGGAGGTGTAGGAGTGGCGGATGACAAACGCAAGTTAAGTTACTGGCAACTGCGAGCCGTTCAGAGCGAACAGAAATCACATGATGCTGCAACCAAACAAGCGACTATCATTGCAAGGGCGTACATGCGTGCTCAGAACTATTTGACTGGTGAGGTATCACAGATATACAAACGATATTTTACGGACGGTAAAGCGACGGAGGCCGAGGCACAACAGATTTTAAACACCAATGTTAGTCCGACTGAGTTAGTAACGTTACGGGCCCTGGCTGATAATGTCAGTGATAAGGAGTCAAAGAAGCAAGTGACTAACTACTTATCACAGATGGCAGCTAAGGGCCGTATTACCAGATTGGAAGAGCTCAAGGCTAAGAGCTACATTGCGGTGAAACAAGCAGCATCTGTTGAGATTGAGAAGTCCACGAACCTTTATACCAAGGTAATTCAAGAAGCACTTGATCAGGCAACTAACGAGAGTATTATAGGTGGCTTTGATAAAGACGTCATTCTTCCGGGCGTGAGCGCTGATAGTCAGCCTAAAATGCACACTAGAACTATCTTTGACCCTAAAACGGGTAAAGAGATGGTAACAGTTAAAGTGAACCCAGACGAACCAATAACACGGTTTAAAGAGTTGTCAGGGAAGTACGTTAAGGCTATATTAGATGCGCCGTTTAAAGGCAAGAACTACTCTAAACGGATTTGGCATAACACGGACCAACTAGCCGACCGACTCAGTGAACTATTCACGGCTCAGCAGATGAGTGGTATGCGTGAGCGTGACATGGTACAAGCTTTAGCTAAGGAGTTTGGAACTAGCAGTTACAATACGCGACGATTGATTAGAACAGAAGCCAACTACTTTCATAATCAAACGAAGCTCAATGAATGGAAACGACGCGGGGTTAAAAAGTACCAACTGGTTGCCGTGCTGGATATGCGGACTTCAAAAATCTGTCGTAGTATTGACGGCCGTGTATTTAACGTAGATGAAGCGGAAGTGAATGTTAATTTTCCGCCGTTACATCCATTTTGCCGAACTGTCGCAATCATCTATTTGTCAGATAGCCAGTACATGATGCAACGGACAGCGAATGATCCAATTACTGGTGAAAAGCTCAAGCTGAAGCCGGATGCTACTTATCAGGATTGGCGCCAGGCAGTAATCTTAAAGCATGGTCCGCAGGCTTTCGATAGTTTAGATAATCGGGTTGGCAATCGTCGGTATGATACTACCCAGTATGATGAATACAAACGGATTTTAGGTGGAGATAACGTACCCGAAACATTCGAAGATTTTCAAACGATGAAGTATAATGACAGTGATAGTTATCAGAACCTGTTGAAAGTAGCGCGCGAGGTTCGGCGCGAACAATTTGCGTTGAACAATGTACACAATTTTGGTGAAGTGCACGGTGTTCCGTATCAACAGGAAGCCAACTCAGTTTTTGACCGTTATGTCGATGGACAACTAGTTACACGAAGATATTATGGTAAGACAGGAAAGGCCCGGCTGGACATTGATTTTACCGACCATGGTAATGCTAAAATGCACACGATTGTGCCACACGCGCATCCCTGGTTACGCGTTACAAAGAAAAATGGCAAGATTGTTCCCCGGCGTGAAGAACCTGGGCGGAAATTAACGATTGCAGAAAGGATTGTGAATAAAGATGGTGGTAAGACGAGTAAAAGCTGATTCGGATCACTTAGAGTCTTTGGAGCAACTTCGATTTGCGTTAGATGTTCGTATGGAGGTTCAAATCAAAATCAATGATGTTGAGTGGTACATTGGCTTTGACAGTGAGGGCAAACGTATCATTTCTAAAGATAATGGTGATTTTGATTATCACTTCAAAGATACTGACGACGTTGATGAGATTCTTGATTATGTAATTGATGGCAAGAAAATCCGTGACCAATGGCAAGATATCGTTATTGTTGCAATGTAGGGCGTTCAATCATTTTGATTGGGCGTTTTTTAGTACGACGAGGAGAACACGATGAGTAAAGATAATTCGGATTTAATGCGTTACACCGAGATGGCAATGAAGGGCTTGACGTTTGACGCTGACACGGAGCAAGGCTTTAAGCTCATGACGGATGCATTTCTAACATGTTACGAGGAAGCACTTAATAAAGGATATGATCAAGTAACAGCAATACAAACCGCCACGATGATCCTTTCGACAATGTTCCATCAGGATTAGCATGGATGACCTGAGCACGTCTCTAAACTACTCAAACTAAATAGCATGCGTGGGTCTGATAATGACGCCACGGTCAATTTAGCACAATGTGTGGGGCTCTTAGAGTAATGCACGGGGTGCTTTTTTTGTGGCCTGAGTTATCGGAAATGCGTGGGCGTGGAGGAATTTAATTATGAAAAAGCTACTCAAACTAAAGATGAATTTACAGATGTTTGCTGACGGTGATAATGGAACTGGCGGGGATGAAGGTAGCAATCAGACGGCTGATAGCACGCCTAACACAATCGACGCCAATCAAAATAGCAACAATGACGACTCTGACCAAGACAATCAGGCAGATACGCCGTTTAAATCGTTTGCTAGTGAAAAGGACTGGCAATCAAGTGTTGATAAGCTGATTGCTTCGGCAATTAAAACACATGATGAAAAACAGGCTAGTGAAGCTCAGCAGCAAAAAGATTACGACAAGATGACTGACCTGGAAAAGGCCAACTATGATAAAGACCAATTAACCAAGCAACTTGCTGAATCACAGCGCCATGGAACTATTGTTGAAAATAAAGCTAAAGTTACGGCCCGACTGGGTGCAGACGATTTGCCGACAGCGCTGATTGCGGCTTTTGGTGATGATGTTTTAGCAGATGATAAAGGCGTGGAAGCGGCTTACACTGCAATCAGTAAGTCATTTACAGAGAGCTTACAGCAAGCAATCGATAAGCGAATTGCAAGCAGTGGGACCACATTGCCGGCTGCTAATACATCCGCAAATAAATCTGAAGGTGCAACAGCAGCTGAAAAATTAAATAACTCGCAAAAGCCAGCAAAGTCCAGTTTATGGGCGACAAAATAAGGAGGTACTAGATTATGGCTTATGTATTTGATAAAGGAACAGTAGAACAAAAGAATTTCATGGCATCTGAAAAGTTTGTATCATTCTCACGTCAGGTTGATAATACCAGTTACGCGGTGAAGACGGATGCTTTTGGACATAAAGTTATCCCAGCCGGCACGATTTATCCAACTAACGACGCTAAGGCAGAAGGAGTCACGATTAATGAAGTGGACGTTACACATGGCCCTCAAATGGTTGGCGTGATTGTTGAAGGCTATTTATTTGGCCAACGCTTACCAGTGGCGCCAACAGCTGAGGCTATCACGGCATTAAAGAAGATTACTTTCACTGATACGGACGCCGCCGCCGTATCACAAGCCTAATTAAAGGAGGAGAAAACAAATGGCTCAAATTTCAGATTTATTCACGCAACATGATTTAATCGATTTTTCATTGAATCGGCAGTATCCAGCGATGCAAGGTGATGAACTATTCCCAGCAATCAAAGTCAACTCACTAACTGTTGATATCTTGAAACGTCAAAATCGAATTCCAGTGATTGCATCCTATGCGGCTTTTGATAGTGAAGCCGAAATTGGCAGTCGGTCTGCCTCGGGCGCTGCCATCGAACTGGCTTTGATTAAGCGCAAGATGCAGATTAAAGAAAAAGATTTGTATGCGATGCTCAATCCGCGGACGCCTGCAGAAGCTAGCTACTTGCAACAACACGTTTATAACGACTTTGATGTGCTCAATCAAGGCGTTTTAGCACGAATTGAAAAGACCGCTATGGACGTTTTAGCAACAGGTAAGACTATTTTGCCAGATGAAAGTGGTAAACTTGCTGTCCAACTTGATTATCAAGTTCCGACTGAACATCAGGAAGCTTTGACTGGAGCTGCTACATGGGATAACGGCGACGCGGATATCCTTGGTGATATTACGCGCTGGTGCGATAAGATGGATATTACACCAACCCGGGCGCTAACTAGTCGGAAGATTTATCGATTGATTACGACTAATACCAAAGTTCTACAAGCCGTGTATGGTAACTCTACTCGGGCACTTGGACAAGCCGACTTTGACACCTTCATGCAGGCACAAGGTTTACCAATTTTTCGGACTTATGATCAAAAATATACCCAAGTCGGAAAAGATGGCAAGATTACCAAGAGTCGTTACTTCCCAGAAAATCGACTTGTCTTAATGAACGATGACCCGATTGGTAATAAAGTGTTTGGACCAACTCCAGAAGAGTTAGCACAATTCAGTGGCCCAGCGCAAATTAACGCTGTGGGTAATGTTTACGATATGATTTATACCGAAACTAATGATCCAATTGGGACTTGGGAAAAAGCCTCAGCAGTTGCGCTTCCAGCGTTTGCCGCGGCGGATGAGGTATTTCAAGCTCAGGTTTTAGCCTAGAGGTGATTGATAATGAAGGTTCGCGTTAAAGATTACCCAATTTGGTATAAAGATACTCGGTATAAAAAAGGTGATGAGCTCAGCATTACGCAAGACGCGTTCAATGATGAGCTTTTTGTTTGTCTTGATAAGCAGAAGGACGAGAAAACTGCCGATAATGCTCAGTTAGAAACAGACGACGAAGAATAGAGGATGATCGTATGGCTAAACCAAGCCCACCAGATAAGGCGGGACAATTGACAAGACTATATACGCGATTAGGTGTTGAGAAAGACACGCCGGATGCTGCGGTGGTTGATGACATCTTTGATGATGCTGTTCAAACGTGCTTGGATTATACCCGGTCTTCACTCTCGACACCGATTCTAATTCAGGCAAAACGGCTTGCCATTATCATGTACAACGAGCAAGGAACAGAAGGCGAAGCATCGCGGTCAGAAGGCGGCGTTTCTCAATCGTTTGAACTGGGACTACCTAACATAATTAAAACCGCACTAGCACCTTACCGAGTCGCGAAAACGAGGCGATTCTAATGCGCCTTAGACCAACAGACCTGACAACTGTTTATTTACGACAACAACAATCAGGTCACGATGATGAAGGTAATGTCATTACGGCGGGATGGAGCAATCCAATTGCAGTGAGGATGAACATTCAAGCTGCTGGCGGTTCAGTGAATGCGCAAATCTGGGGCAAAGACCTTAAGTACATTAAATCTGGTAAGTATCAAGGTAATCAGATCAATGAAGGTCAACAAGAAAATTGGGGTGTTTGTGTCAATGTTACTAAAGATAGCGAGCCAGATTACGTTATCAATTCGATACAAACATTCAGCACCCATAAAAATATCACTTTAGAGCAACGTAAACGAGGCGAATAGGATGGCTGAAGTTGAATGGCGTGGCAGTGATAAGCTGAAAGCTCAGCTCAAAAAAATGCCCAGTGTGGTTCACGATGCCATCTGGGATGCTACTTTTGATGTTGTTGAGAAAGCAGAGGGCTATGCAGTCAAAGAACTTCAATCCAGCGTTAAGTATGGAAATGGTGAGTTGGCTCGAAGTATTAAATATGAGGTTGTCGATAGTGATGGCAAGATTGTCGGTCGTGTCTGGTCCGATGACCCAGTAGCGCTATTTCGTGAGCTCGGTACTGGACGAGTGGGTGAGGAGTCGCAAAAAGATTTACCCGATGGATTTACACCATTGTACAGGCAAACGCCTTGGTTCATTCCTGCTGATGACGTTGATACTGACCTGAGTGAACTGTATGGTATGCCTAAAATCGAAATCGACGGACACACATTCTATCGGACAAGCGGTCAACCCGCCCGCCAGTTTTTAACCCCCGCCGTCAAACAAGCCAGTCGTGAGGCACCAGAGATGATTAAGCAGAGTGTGGAGGCCGCACTCCATAACAAATTAGGGGGTAGTTGATGGTAATTATTAATGTGAAGTCAGTAGTGTATCAAGCACTAACGGCTATACCGGAAATTAAACAGGTCTCAACCACGTACCCAGATAATTTAACGGTGTTCCCAATCGCTGTATACAACACGGCACATAAAGCCTATTTTCGTGATGATAATCAGCAAGAGTTGCAAACGGAATGGACGATCACAATTGACCTCTTCTTAAAAGAAGGTAGCACAACGGCAATCACGAATAAGCTCATGTCATCATTTGGTGATATGGGCTTTTCAAGCGATATTGGTGATAGCAATTTAGCGGGTGTGAATCGCACTGTATTACGATTTACTGGTGTTGTTGATAACACTAGTCACCGCGTATTTGAAAGTTGAAAGGATGATTGAAATTGAAAAAGAATTTAACAGTATTTGATTTACAACGATTTGCTGCAGACGCTAGTGCCGGGCTTGCCGGAACAGGGACCAAGCTTGAAATGTCAGTGGATGGCACTAAGTTTGATGAAATTGGCGGTATTAAGACCGTTCCTGACATGGGTTCAGACCCAGAAAATATTGATGTGACTGATTTATCAGATACGAAAAAGAAGTCAGTTCCTGGGATTGAAAATACATCAACGTTAGCTTTTACCTTTGTGTACAAGGGCAGCAACTTTGCAACGGCTTTAACGCACAATGGTGACAATAAGCAATATAAATGGAAGGTCACTTATCCTGATGGGATGACGGCTTCTTTCACTGGCTCATATACCGTCAAAATGGGTAACGTTGCTGTTAACGGAGCACTTGAATACACGATTTCGATTATCGTATCGGACGGACCGGACTTTGCAACGGCCAGTAGTAGCGCCGGAGCTTAGAACCGTCACATTTTATCCAGATAATAATTAACTTGAGTAAGAGACGAGTAGGCCAGCAGGCTGATATGAGACGAATAATAAAAATGGAGGAACTACGTTATGACAGTAAAGAAAGCAACTAAGAAGTTTGAAATGGGTGGATTACAACTTGAATTAAAGTTAACAGGCCGTGATATTTTGAATATTGAAAAACGCTTGGGTAAATCTATGATGTCACTCTTTATGAGTGCGGATGGCGGAATGAAATTGCCACCATTGAATGAAATGCTTATCGTATTGCAAGGTGCGAACCAAACTCACGGCGTTACTGATAACGACATTTTTGCTGCCTTTGAAAAATATTTTGATGAAGGTCATGCCCCAATGGATTTATTTACAGTGCTAACAGACTTATTCCAGGAATCTGGTTTTTTCGGCAAGACAGCTTCGGCTTCGAAGACGAATACGGAATCGGAAGTCACTCTGGACAACGAACCAACGACCGAGACGACACTTTAAGCAATAATTACCAGACTGTTTCTGAGTTGCTAAGTGCTATTTACCCATTGGCCGTGCAATCTGGGATTGATTCTGACCACTTTTGGGAACTTGATTTTGGTGAACTCATGGTTCAAGTAATCGCAAATAATCGTAACCGTATAGATGATATGCGAATGAGAGCGGTAATGGATCACAAGCAAGCTGAGATGATGGCATTTGCTTTGAACGACCCTAGCAAAATGCCATCGGTTGAAGAGGCTTATCCATTTATCAAAACAGCGACTAGTACATCGTCGGATTCTGTTCCTGAATGGAAACGGGACCAGTTGCTTCTAATGCAGCAATCGCAAAAGATTAAGACAGCCCGAAAATTCAAAAAAACTACATAGGAAGGGGGAAACAACGTGGAACTTGAAGAAATTGAACTGCTATTCAAAGTGAACACTGAACAAATGGAACAACAATTTGCCAAGGTTCAACCGATGATTGATAAATTGATGGGGAAGACCGCTGATAGTGCGAAGTCCGGTATGGACAAGACCGAGCAGTCGATGGATGTTTCTAAAGGTGTTCAAAAGTTGCAAGACCAGTTGTCCGGTTTGAACGAGACTATCAAAACTGCATTCGAACGAATGAGTAGCTCGACATCTACCGGGGCTAGCAAGGTCAACCAGAATGCTGGCAAGATGTTTACCGGTAGCCGGGTTAAGGTAAAACAGGACTTACAGGCCATGCTGAGTGATATCAATGCAAAGATGGATCAGGCCCGAGCTGCTCAAGCCAAGATGCGTGACTTAATGAATCAAAAAACGTCCTTGAATACCGCTCAACAGAATGGGACGCAAGGAATTAAAATTGATAATCAGGTTGCGTCCGCTCAAGCTCAGATGACGCGTTATCAAAACCAATCTAAAGCTCTAGCCCAATCAATGCGACAAGAATTTAAAGCGGTGCCGGACTCACTGCGGCAGATTTCTAAAGCTATGGATCAAAACGAAGTTAAAATTGAAACCTATCGGCGTCAGTTAAAGGCGTTGCAGGGCTCCTATCGTGATGTTCAGGATTCTATGAAGACGATGGGTGCCAGCGACCGGCTGACCAAGCAAAGCACGGCACTTGAAAAGAGCATCATGAGCACACGCGATAAGATGAACAAGCTCATTAATTCCAATGATAGTCTGAACAAGAGCTATGCTTATGTTTCTGATCGTGGTGACGAACTTAAATCTGTAATTGGTAAGCTCAATACTGAGATGGGTGAATCCGGGACGGCTGCTACACGAGCGGCAGGTTCGTATAATCGTTTCGGCAGTGCGGCAAGTAGCGCAATGAATAAAGCATCAGGTTCCGGTAAGGGGCCTTCTAATTGGTTCAGTCGCATTAGCAACGGTATTCAAGGTGCAACAAGTCGGATACGCAATTTTGGAAATAGTAGTAGTTCTTCAATGAACAAAGCCTCTTCTAGTGCTAGACGGACCAGCGGGGCCCTGGGCGGCATTGCCCAGCAGTTGAGATACCTCCCATCACAATTAATCGTATTTGGGTTGCTGTACCAAGGCTTGACGCAACTTGCTACTGGGATGATGACAGCATTTAAGACGAACGCGCAGTTTGCAAGTAGTCTGAATCAAATCAAGGTCAATTTACTGACAGCATTCTATCCGATTTACAACTTTGTACTTCCGGCTGTCAATGCATTAATGTCGTCATTATCTAAAGCGACATCATGGTTGGCACAGTTCACATCAGCACTAACGGGTATGAGCTATTCCAAGGCGCGGCAAGGTGCTCAGGGACTTTATGAGCAATCTAAGGCACTAAATGACACGGCTGCCGCTTCTAGCAAAGCTTCTGCTTCTGTTAAGAAGGCAAACGAAGAGATTCGAAAGCAAAATGCGGCTCAGGCTAAATCAGTTCGTGAAGCAAATGCTCAAATTCGGGCGCAAAATCAGGCTCAAGCAGCCTCAGTTCGTGAGGCTAATCGACAAATTGCGGAGTCGAACAAACAAGGTGCTGCCAAAGTTCGTGCTGCTAACGCGGCAATTGAAGCCGCCAATAAACGTTCTCAGGCTTCCATGGAAGCAACCAAGAAAAAGAACAAAGAACTCATGCAGTCTTTAATGGGCTTTGATGAACTGAATGTTCTTGATAAGAGCAATGATGATGAAGACTACTCTTATGATAAAAAGCCAAAGGAGACTTTTACTCCGCAGGAAACACAAACGGCACCAGATTCAACGCCAACACAAAACGCACCGGAAAGTACGCCACTGCAATCGATGGATGGTACTGATGCTGGAGCTGGTGATGATGGTGTCAATTTCGGCGTACCATTAGGTCAGCCATTCAACAGCGCAACTGATGCAGCTAAAAAACTGCAAAAAATTTTAGGTGAGCTGTTCGACCCAATGAAGGCAGCTTGGGACGCCAAGGGTAAATCAGTAGTGGATGCTGCTAAGTACGCTTGGAAAGAGGTTGAACGAGCGCTCAGCGATGTTGGACGATCGTTTATGCATGTATGGGACAACGGCACTGGTCAGAAGACAGTAGAAGCTATCTTACAGCTGTTAGCAGACATGCTTAACATTATTGGTGATATTGCCAAAGCGTTCTCACAAGCATGGGAAGGTGGTGGCGGTCGTGGTACTAAGCTAGTCCAAACTATTTTCAATTCGCTGAATAATGTATTGAAACTGATCCACGACATTGCGAATTCTTTCCGGAACGCGTGGAATGGCGGCAATTTAGGCGAACGTATTTTTGCGAACCTGATTAAATTAGCTACTAATGTTGCACGAATTATTGGTGATATTGCTAAAGCGTTCGACAATGCGTGGACCCATGGTAATACCGGTACTAAGCTCATTCAGTCGATTTTAAATATGCTGAATGAGGTCATCAAAGTATTGAATAACATTGCGGTAGCATTTCGTAATGCTTGGAATAGTGGTGCGGGTGAGAAAATTGCATCAAATCTCTACAAGATATTCACAAACATCTTTAATACTGTTAGTGCACTTGGCGGCCAATTTGACAAGGCTTGGCAACATGGTGGCGTTGGTACATCTATTTTTAAAACGCTGCTCGGTATGGTTAATGACATGTTGGGTGCGTTAAACGACATGACAGGAGCAACCATTAAGTGGGCTTCTAAGCTTAATTTCACACCCTTACTACAATCGATTGATGGATTGCTAAAAGCGATTAGACCAGTAGTCAAAGATGTATGGGACGGCCTGGATTGGGGATATCAAAATATCCTGTTACCATTGGCCAAATACACGATTACTAATTTAATCCCAACGTTCTTCGATGCATTAGCTGCGGCGCTTAAGTTGTTTCACAGCATTATTCAAGCTTCACAGCCAGCCTTTAAATGGATATGGGATTCGTTCCTTAAGCCATTAGCAAAGTGGACTGGTGGAGTTATCGTTGGCATGCTTAAGAAGTTAGCAGATGCATTAGGTGGGATTTCCAGTTGGGTAGATAAACACCATACGGCCGTTGAAGCAATGGCGAAAGTCTTAGTAACTATGTTTGCATTCAAAGTAACAATGACAGGATTAAGCAATGGGATAGGACTACTGGGGAATTTAGCTGATAAAGCGGTTATTATCGGTGGTAAAGGGCATGTTCTCAGAGACTTTTTCAAGGGTATTACTGGAATTGATAAGTTAGAAGAAGCCGTTGGCAGTGTGAAGACATTATGGTCGCTTGCAAAAATGAAGTGGTCAGATTATGCTGCTGCATTAGCAGATGGTTGGAAGGCGCTCAAGAGTTGGTCTGTGTGGTCTAAACTGGCTGCTGTTGGTCAAGCTGCATTGAATGCAGTTATGGACGCGAATCCAGTAGCATTAGTGGTATTGGCTATCGCGGCATTAGTTGCTGGATTCGTCGCGCTATACAAACATAATAAGAAATTTAGAGATTTTTGTAATTCTGTGTGGAAGAATATAACCAAATGGTTTGGAGATTCAATCGATTGGATCTCTAAAAATTGGACTAAAATAATTGGTTTTATTATTAATCCGGTTGGCACGATTGCTTCCTGGTTCCTTAAAGATACAAAAACAGGTAAGAATATTCTTAAATGGGCATCGAAATTACCGGGTAAAGCCTCCGATTGGGCTAAGAGTGTTGGTAAAAAGGTTGGGACCCATATAACTAATGCTAAGAAGGATTTCCAACAAGCAGGAAAGAATATTGGTAATTGGACTACTGGGTTTGTTGGCGGTGCTAAAAGAACTGTTAACACTTGGGCATCGAATATTGGCAACGGTGTTCATAAGAAAGTTTCTGATGGTAAAAAGGCCGCTCAAGAAGCGGGTAAAAAGATTGGTAACTGGACGTCTGAGTTTACGAGCAAATCTAAAGGTGCAATCGTCGGTATTCGAAAATGGGCATCAAATATCGGTAGTAATGTTAATACTAAAGTCGAAGATGGCAAACGATTAGCCAAGAATGCGGGTAGTAAGTTAGGTTCATGGGTTAATAACTTTAGAACTGGCGCAAGTAAGACTGTCTCTAGTTGGGCTGGAAGTTTAGGCTCGAAGACTAATTCTGGAATGGGGAGTTCTAGAACAGCTGCGTTAAGAGCCGGTACTCAGTTAGGTAATTGGGTTGCTTCGTTTAGAACTGGCACGGGTAAAACAATTGCAAAATGGGCCGGTGGTTTAGGCGGTAAAATTGGTGGCGGTCTTTCATCTGGTTGGAAGTCTGTAAAAAAGGGTTCTGCGGATGTTGCTAATGCAATTATTGGTACGATTGGAAAAGCCGTTAATGGCGTTATCGATGGCATTAAATGGATTCTCAATCACGTAGGCGCCTCCAGCAAAGCAAAGTCATTGAGCCACTGGAGTGTTCCGTCATTTGCAACTGGTGGTCGCCATAAAGGTGGTCCAGCAATCGTTAATGATCAGGTTGGTGATAAGTATCGTGAAGCATACAAGTTACCAAATGGACGAACAGGTCTTTTCCCAGCAGTTCGCAATATGATGGTCAATCTTCCGAGAGGTACTCAAATTCTCAATGCGGCACAAACGGCTCGTAAAGCAACAGCAATGGTGCCACACTATGCCGGTGGTATTGGAGACTTTGATTTTGACTTTTCAAGTATTGGTAACTTCAATTTGCCAAGTTTCAACTTTAGCATGCCGAATTTTGGTGATTTGTTCAGTGGTATAGGGGACAGTGTAGGCAGTTTTGCCGATGGTGTGAAAGATACGGCAAGTGATATCTGGGACGATGTCACGCACCCTGAAAAAGTATTGAAAGCTGCTATGAACAAGTTTGTTAAATTTACCGGCTTAGGTGGCTATCCGCTAGATGTTGCTAAAAGTATGGTGGATTTTAGTGTTGATAGTGCTAAAAGTTGGGTCGGTAAGATTCTCAAAGAATACGGCGAGAGCGAAGGACCAAATGGTGGTGCAATCACTCATTCAATGATTAGTCGCGCACTCGAGATGACTAAAGTTCCTAAATCGCGGTGGTCAAAGATGCAACACGATATCATTGAAGTGGCTAAGTCAGAGACCGGGAATCGAAATATTATGCAGACAATTACTGATGTGAACTCGCTAGCTGGTAATCCTGCAGGTGGACCACTACAGTATGTCAAGTCAACCTTTGATGCATTTGCTTTTCCTGGACATCATAATTTCAGATCATCATTTGACCAAGTATTGGCTTATCTGAATAACTCAGACTATTACAATGCTGCTGGTCATACAGTCATTTGGGGCACGCCTAAATTTGATTGGTTGCACAGTGGACCGATTGGGCACCGCCGTTTTGCTAACGGCGGTCTTGTTGATACTCATCAAATGATCGAAGTGGCTGAACAGAATAAGCCGGAAATGGTTTTACCTTTAACTAACATTCCACGGTCAATGCAATTGATTAAGCAGGCACTAAGCTTCATGGGACAAACGTTCAGTGATGGCTTACAAATGCCCGCAGCTTTAACTCAGTCGATGGATATGAGCAGTCTGGCTAGTCAGCCAAGTAGTACAAGTACACAGAGTATGAATAGTGGTGGCATTAACGAGCTTGGAACAAGCATCGTTAACGCGATTGTACAGGGCTTACAAATGACAAACGTTGGCGGCAGCATGAACAATCAACCAATCAATGTGAACTTGACGTTGCAAGTTGGCGATGAGAAATTCGGTAATGTTGCTATTAAAGGCATTAACGCGGTAAATCAGAAGAATGGTAAAAACATGTTGAGACTATAGGAGATGATTATGATTGACATATTTACTGAAAATTGGTGGGACAGTGGTTAAAGCACCACAGTCCCTAGAAGTTGCAATCCAAGATATTGATGCAAAAGCATCACGTGACGCGAATGGGCTTTTGCATCGAGACCGTGTCGCAATCAAACGCAAGCTAACGGTAAAATGGGGGCCGCTAACATTGGCTGAGAATAGTACAATACTAAAAGCTGTCTCTGGACAGTTTTTTTCTTGCAGTTATTTAGACCCACAAGAAGGTGCAGTAGTGACCAAGACATTTTATGTTGGTGATCGGACTGCACCGACTTATACACTTAATCCATTGACATCAGATTATATTTGGCAGAATGTTTCAATGGATTTCATTGAACAGTAGGCGGGTGAAAATTAATGATTAAGCAATCTGATTTAGCCCTCGCTGCATGGAAGGCAACTGAACGGACGTTGGATGCAGTTGTCACAATTAACAAGATTGACTATAAAACGACAGATATTGCATCCATTTCATATGACGCAGGTGGCTACACTGGAGATACGTTTGGTATTGGCTCGAATTATGAAAACAGCGTGACAATTAAGTTTTCGCACTTAATTGAAGGACTTAAACCCGGCATGACGGTATGGCCTAAGATTGGTATAAAAACATCTAATGGCTATGAGTATAGCTCGCTTGGTCTTTTTATCGTATCAGATGACATTCAAATGGACCGAAACAACGATGAGACAACAATTAAGGCATATGACCAGATGTGTCTATTGGAGGGTACCTACACTTCTAAGTTAACTTACCCTGCGAAAATGACCAGTGTGATTGCAGAAATTGCAAATTTGGCTGGCGTGTTACTCAATACAACTGACATTAGTCGTTTGCCTGTACAAGTTAACTTACCGAGTGCTATTACCGGTCAAACGTATCGAAATGCAATTGGTATGATTGCTCAATTTTATGCTGGATTTGCAACGTTTGATAGGGACGGCAAATTAACAATTCGCACGATTGCAGAGTCAGATTATACATTAGATCCGAGCCAATACGAACAAGGTGGCTTAACAAAAAATGAAGCACCATACAAAATTGGCGGTATTCAGTGTGAGGTCACAACGACTACTACGGATTCAACAGGTCAGAGTACCGAAACTACAAACACGCTTCAAGTAGGGGCAACGTCAGGATCACAGATTAAACTCACCAACAATTTGATGACAATGGATCGTTTAGCATCAATATGGCAACAGTTACAAAGCTTGACCTTCTACCCTTTCAGTTTGAATTGGTTTGGCAATCCTGCAATAGAAGCTGGCGATTGGCTAACACTAAAGGATACTAAAGGCAACAAGTTCAACGTGCCTAATAATGGTTATACTATGACGTTTGATGGCAGTTTGTCTGCTGTTTCTAAAGCAGATCAGACCTCAACCTCTAGTAGTAGCTATGCTTGGCGAGGTGAGCTATCACAATATGTTGCTGACTTAGGTGGACGACAAGGTGCTTCGGGTAACTATATCTATGGTACAGATACAACTGAACCGCCATACGGAGCTAAATTTAACGATATCTGGTACAAGCAGAACGGTAATAAAGTTGAATTGTGGACTTACGAGCGTCAGACAGATGGAACTGGTAAATGGGTACTTACTGTGTCGGACACTACTGGGGAAGAAGTGAAAGCGAAAGTTGACCAAGTGGAACTGGAAGCTAAGGCTGGTATAGATACAGCTAAAGCGGCCATTGATAAAGCTGCCCGGCTTGCGGCTAAGTACGATGATACAAATGCATTAGCTAATCAAGCTATGGATAAAGCAGTAGGTGCACAAAGCGACGCTAGTTCCGCAGCTGCTAAAGCAAACTCTACAGCCTCGGAATTCGGAAAAGTTGACCAAAAGGCAGAGAGTGCCTTAGCTAGTGCACTTGGCGCTCAAAGTGATGCTAGTGTTGCCGTTAAACAGGCCTCTTCTGCTGCAGCTGATTCTAAAGATGCCAAGCAAATAGCCGGAGCGGTCAGCCAGGGTTACAAGACTCTAACTGATGGTTCAACTATGACCATTGCAGAGTTAGAGAATGGTCTAGCTACAAAACTGACTAAGACTGATTTGGATGGTTATGCCACTGAGACCTGGACACAGAATCAGATTAAGGTTACCGCTGATGGAATTAATGCTACCTTGTCCAGTGTTAAGAGCACCGTTGACGGTCAGACTACCAGTATTAATGACCTGAAGGCTGACTCAAGTTCATTTAAGAGCCAGTATACGACGGTTAACAATACTATTGGTAAGCAAAGTACGGATATTAGTACCTTGCAAGCTACGTCCAAGGAATTGACTACCGGGTTTAATACACTCACGACGGATAATAAAACTAATACGAATGATATTAGTCAACTTAAGCAAACATCCACAGAAATCAGTAGTACTTTAGAAACTGTTAAAACGCAGGTTCAAAACAGTGCTGTGGGAACTAACTTATTACTCAGTACAGGTGATCTAAGTGCTAATTGGGGTTTTAATGGTACTGTAGATACTAGTCAAAAGCCAGCCGTATTGCATTATCCTATGAACTCGCTAACTAGCGGCAATTATGTAATTGCCCAGCAGTCCCTTAATGACGGATTACTCCAACCTTCTACAACATACACTGCTAGCTTCTATGCTAAGGGTGAAGGAACATTTGCGTTCTATTGTTATCCAGCTGTGTCAGAAGGTGGCGGTGATAATCACACTAATATAAAGCTGACTAGTGATTATAAGTTATACACCAAAACTTTCACTACTGATCATAATATATCAGGAGGGAAGGCTTTGTTGCTTAGGCAAGACTATTCACCTTCAGCAACTGATCAAAATACGGTAGAAGCTTATGTCTATGGGCTTAAGTTAGAAAAAGGTAGTTTAGCTACTGATTGGTGCCCTAATCCAGCGGACAATGCGACGGTTACTGCTGTATCTAAACTTTCTCAAACTGTGGATGGTATGAAAGCTGATATTTCCAAGAAGATTGAGCAGAAGGATCTAAACGGTTACGCCACACAGGATTGGACTCAAAATAAGATTAAGCTAACTGCTGATGGTATTAATGGAACTTTGTCCAGTGTTAAGAGTACGGTAGACAGTCATACAACCAGTATTAATGAGCTAAAGGCTGATTCCAGTGGGTTTAAAGCTCAATTTACGAAAGTCACTGGTACTCTTGGTAAGCAAACTACTGATATTGGTGCAGTCCAGGCATCCACTAAGTCTTTATCTGCTAGCTTTGATTCTTTAAGCAGGGAAAATAACACTAATAAGCACGATATTAGTCAGTTACAAGCAACAGCTAAGTCTTTCAGTAGCACTTTGGTAACTGTTCAGACACAAGTTAAAAATAGTGCTGTTGGGACTAATCTATTAACAAATACCAGTGACCTTAAAGCTAATTGGACTTTAGATTCAAGGACTATTGTAGATACTAGTCAAACTCCAGCCATATTGCATTATCCTAAGACCACGTTAACTTCATCTGGCGCTTCGATCATTGCCAACCAGCAACTTAATGATGGATTATTGCAGCCTTCAACGACATATACTGCTAGTTTCTATGCTAAGGGTACAGGAACATTTAGATTCTATTGCTACCCAGGTGTAGCTGAGGGCGCATCAGATACTATTACTTTAATAAAACTTACAAGTGAGTATAAACTGTACACCATAACGTTCACTACTGTTTCGAATTTATCAGGAAATAAGAATTTATTGCTTAGGCAAGACTATACACCTTCGGACACTGATGAAAATACAGTAGAAGCTTATATCTATGGGCTTAAACTAGAAAAGGGTAGCATAGCAACTGATTGGTGCACTAATCCAGCTGACAATGCAACAGTCACCGCTGTTTCCAGCATTTCGCAAACCGTGAATGCCATTCAAACGACTGTTCGTGGAAAGGTTGATAATGACGTATACCAGTCCAAGATGACCCAATTAAGCGGCCAGATAACATCGGTTGTAGGACAGGTCAACACCTTTGGAAAAAGAAATATTGTAACTAACTCCCAGTTCCAATACGATTATTTGGCTGGACCATCTTGGACTACAACTGGTGCGACTACTGATATGTGGTATAAGTCAGATTATGCTTGGGCATGGGTTAATGGTTATCAAGGTATTTGCTTTAATCAGCCAACAACGACGGATAATAGTGCCTGGTATGCTTTGCACTCGAGAAGAATTGTTATTGGGCAAGATATCTCGACTCCTTGGTCGGCTAGTGCTTATGTGAATATCGATACCGTTGGCCTCGCTGCGGTGATTACTATTGAATTTTACGACACTAAGGGTAGTCGTATTGGGCTTAAGGAAACGTATAAAACCAGCCGTGGACTGGAACTAATTAAAGTTGAAAATGCGGTTCCCCCGGCTGGAACTGAAACAGTTTGCCTTGCGTTCCAAGTTCATGGTGGCGGTCATGTTGCGATGATATGTCCAATGCTCAACCAAGGAGATACTGCTGCGGCCTACACTCCTGATATTTCAACTGGCGAAGACCTTCAGCGTGCATATTCGGCTATCAACCAAACTAATGACCAGATCAGTTTTATGGTTGAAAAGAACGGTGTTATTAACGCGATTAATGTCACTTCTGAAGGAACTAAGATATCTGGTAGCAAACTGCATATTACAGCGGACACCTACATTGATAATGAGATCGTTAAGAACTCTATGATTGAAAACCTAAGCGCTGATAAAATTACTGCAGGTACTATTAATGCTGCTAATATCAATGTAATCAATTTGAATGCGAACAATATAACAACCGGTACAATCCAAGGTAGTAGGTTATCGATTAATCTGAATACTGGTAATGTTGAGTTCCAAGCAGGGCGTATCCATTCGGCTGATAATGCGATTGATATTAACATTAATAGTAAGTATATCTCAGTTGCTAACAGTAATAATCGTGTGTTCATATCTGGTGGGGAAATTCAAATGATCCAACCAACATTATTCTCAAGTCAATCTTCGCCGTATGTTCGTATCAGTAATGCTCAAGCCGGGGCATCTTGGGGCGGGGCAACCTTCTGGGGCCGTGACTATTTTGTGGTCACTAACGGATCGAACGATGGGAATATATTTACTTCGCCAATGGGAGAAGAAAAGTTCGCAGGAATTTCTGGAGGGCATGCGACCTCCGGATGGCAACCAACTAAGATCGGCGGCGCCGAACGGGGTGTGCTTATATCTGGTGGTAGAGAATTCGTTGATGGAATAGGCATATCGCCGTATATAAGAGTTGGTGATTCGGGCCATGCAGGAACAGGGCTGAATGGTTCTAACATCAGTATGCAGGGGAATTATATCTATCTAAAGTCTCCTCATACAACATCTCATGGTGCAAATGCTTATTTGGCCGGCGATGGTGCGTTAGTTCCGTCGAATTCCGCTGCTAAGTACAAGACTGACATTGTTCGAACATTTGAGACCCCGATGGGTGATAAACTTCTAGAAGTTCCAGTTGCACACTGGAAAGACAAAGAAGAAGTATTGGCCAAGACTCTCGATCCTAATGCTAAAACTCCAGAAACTTACTTTGGAATGATTGCTGATGATCTGGATGATGCTGGCCTGAATGAACTGGTAGAGTACGATGATAGAGGGAATGTCCGGGGTATCCAATATGACCGGGTCGCATTAGCTCTTATCCCATTGATTCGTAATTATCGTGACCGTATAAGTGAAATAGAAAATGAAGTCAAACAAATGAAAGAGGTATAGTCAATTATGACAGCAAGAAAAGAAGAAGTAACATTCACAAATGGGCAACTGGTAACTATTGGAAATACTTTATCAGCATTCAAGCTTAAAGGTCGAGCTTCGCTTGGGCGGACATGGTTAATTAATCACCTTGAGAAGCTTAACAAGCAATTTAGCGCCGACCAATTAGCAACCCAAAAGAATTTCTTTAAAACGGATGAAGATGGGGACTTTATTTATAAGGAAGACAAAAAGACGCTAATTCTGAAAGATGACTATACCATGGATGAAGCTCAAAAAGAGTTTGATCAATTGGTGGATGAGCCTGTAAGCATTGAAATTAGCTCATATTCTGCACGAATGAAAGCTTTGTATCATGCACTTGAGGACTATCCGTATGAGCTGGAAGGTCAAACAGCTCTAGTATACGCATTAGTATTTGATCAGTTCGATAAAGCATACGGAAAAGGGGAATAATAATGGAATTATTAAACACTAGCATTTCTTATAGTATCGATGGCACTGGTAATACGAGTTCTGTAATTGCAGGTCTTCGTGGCGAAGTAGAAGGTCGAGTAACTATTACGGCAAATGTCACTATTTATCCGACAGACTTAGCTAAAGATGAAACTTTCGATGATCTAACCAAAAAAGAATTATCCAAACGTGCGGTGGATAAGATTCCATCAGTAATTGACTCTCTAATTGCAGTTAATGGTGGGTGGAGTTTTACTGCTGGCAAGATTTCATCGGTATCCACTCAATTTAATCAGTCTGAAACTGGCACATATGTGAATGCGAATGTTACTGCCACTGAATCAGATTTTTCAGATAAGAAGTTAGACGATGTTACGATGTCGGAGGTGCAGAGTGTGCTGCAATCCATTCTTAAGAATGAATTGCCAACATCATAAGTATTAAGTGAAAGATGAACTTTGAAGAGATGGTGAATTGAAAATTAATAAGTTAAAACGACTAGGCCAGTGTATTTTAGGACGCTTTTGACCGTTCAATCAGGAATGACAAATAGGAGGTAGACAATTGAATAAGCACAAGTTAAAGGCACTCATCTTAACGGTGGGCGCCATTTTTATGGCCTTTTTAATGATCAACGTTACCAGTCAGGCTGCTCGCATGGACATGGTCGATGTGTCGAATAACAACGGCTACATGAGCACCGCTGAGTACACATCCATGCGTAACGAGTTCGGTGTTAAGGCCCTCACCGTTAAGATTAGTGAAGGCACAACCTTCAAAGATGGCTATGCTGCTAGCAATATCGCTAATTGTCAAGCGGCTGGCTTATACGTCAACGGCTATCACTTTGCCCATTATAAAACTAAGGCTCAAGCAATTGCCGAAGCTGACTTTGCCGGTAAAACGGCTAAAGCGGCCGGACTACCAGTTGGTGCGGTACTAGCGACTGACGTCGAAGCTGAGGAACAAAATAACCAATCAAAAGCAACCAACGACCGCAACAATGCAGCCTTCATGAAAGAGATCGAAAAGTTTGGTTATCGGGCCGACATTTACACGTCTGGATCATGGGCTAACAACAAGATGACCATCAAGGGCAAAACTGGCTGGATTGCTGGCTATCCGTTTGTGCCAGCTGGCAAGAAATGGTATACGAATAACAATGCCTGGCAATGGTCTGGATCAGCCCATTTCCGAATTAGTTACGGTGGCTTTGATGTCAGTCAACTTTATACTGATTACTACACTGCTGGTCAGAAATCAACGGTCAAGCCGACTAATAAAGGTGCAGTTAAGGCCAACAACCAGGAAGCTAACAAAAACACTTCTAAGCCGTCTACGTCAGCCAAGTGGGTCAAGGAGTCAAAAATCTACACGCTCAAGACTGCGGTTAAGCTACGCATTGGCGCCTCGACTTCATCAAGTGTTATCACTACCTTACCAGCAGGCACTACGGTAAAAACTGATCAAGCTATTATTCAAGGTGGTTATCGTTGGGCTCGTCAGCCACGATTTAATGGTTATGGTTATCTAGCAACAGGCCCAGCAAGCAATACGCTGGAATACGTAAATAGTGGTGCCACTCACATGTACTACACAGTCAAGTCTGGCGACAGCTGGTGGTCAATCGCTCAGCGAAACGGCCTAAGTATGACTACATTAGCTAGTCAGAACGGCAAGACGATTTACACCACCATCTATCCTGGCCAGCGATTGGTGGTGCGGTAATTGCATACACTATTAGGATTAGGCTGGGATGAATGGGGATCGATTGTTGCCATTGTCACTAGTATTTGTGTATTAGCTAATTGGATTCTCAATAAGACGGTCCGTATCCCGCTTAACGATTTAGGCAAGCGGCTTAGCCGTTTTACCGATGAAAGTTTAAAAGTGAGACAGCAAAATGCCGACACAATGAACGCTATTGAAAATCGGGTCATTAAGGTAGAAGGTCGATTAGATGGTCATGACATTGAATTTAAACATCTATATGAAAAGGAAGCCAAAGGAAATGAAAAAAATTAGTTTTAAGAATGCTGACGGAAGCTTGAATGGTAAGTTGATTGCTGGGATTATTTCGTTACTGATCGTTTTGATTCAACAAATCTTTGCCATGTTTGGCATTAAGTTTACTGGTGATTGGTCAGCAATTATCGCAGTAGTGAATACCGTATTAACGATCCTTGGTATGCTTGGCGTTATTACTGATGTTCAAACGGTGGCAGCACCAACAGTTAAAAGTGACGAGGAAAGCCAAGTTGAAGCGACGGCTAATAAAGTTGCTGATGAAGCGCAAACACCAACGCCCACAATTGCTGTAGTGAATAGTTCTACATCATCTGACACTGAAATGGCGTCAGAATCCGCCTCACAAGCAAGCCAAAAGTAGTATAATTAAATATTGAATTTGCTAATCTCCCCCTGCGTTTCGGCGTGGGGGATTTTTTGCGTAAAAAGCCGCCTATAATTTTGGTGCACTTAACAAAAATCATATCGATAAAAGACTTGATATCAATGATGCGAGAGCGTAGTCGAAATCCTTATGGGCTTCGACTACAATTGATCTGCGCTAACTAAAATTGCTTTAAGAGTTAAAGCTGTTAAGACCGTATATACACTGGTACATCTAATCAAGTTCTGACACTTTACAATAGTCAAACCTTGATTGGCTAGGTTCGCGCACAGAATATAGTAGAATGTTATTATTATTTTAGTAGGGTTAAGAAAGTTAAGGCTAAAACTAATGTTACGAGATATTATGATAAATCCTTTAAGAAAAAAGAGAGAATCTTTCTTAAAGAACCTGTATTTGATGTTACTAGTGTGGATGGTTATGGGAAAACTACACGACTCAGGGTATCGAATGGCAAGTATATTACCAGTAACATGGATTATGTTCAAAAATTGAAGTACCCCAAAAGCCACTCTATCTAATTGCTGATTGAGTGGCTTTTCATTTGTTAATATGGATAGTCCGGAATAATTATTTATTAGGTTTAAGCACCACTTTAATGGTGCCTTCGCCGCCAAGGCTAATAACCCAAGCTTTTGTTGTGGCAGAAAAAGATACACCTAGTTCGATTTTTTCAACGCTCCATCCACTAATTGGACTATTGGTTAATCCGTTTACGAAGATGTCCAGAGCATTTCGTAAATCTGTCATCATGTCCTCGGTGATTTCTGCAGTACTACTCTTGACTGAAGATGGGAGATATACTTCCTTTCCGTCTATAGATTCTTCATCAATGGATTCGATATAAAGATTGTTTTTATTGTTCATTAGTATCAGTTCCTTCCTCATTTTCAATGGTGATAACATTCTGGATATTAAATCTATTTGTCGACTCGATTTTTGAGTAAATGTCAATATCCTGACCAGTAATATCTTCCAAGGTAACGAGAACTACATAGTCAATTTTACTATCATCTGGAATGTTGGGCTTTGAATAATATTCCAACTGTAGCTCCCAGTCACCAGAACCAAACGTTGAAAAATCTTGTACAAAATGGTGAATGTTATACCATTTTTTTCTTCCAACTTTGCCTGCTGGATTTACCGTATTCATATTGTCTTTTGAATTACGCATATGAAAACTAGTATCGATGTAGCCGTCCAGATAATCTCTGCCACTAATTCGTTTTGCAGTAGGAAAGTCGACTACCGTGACAACTACACGTAAGCTACTATGTCCTCTTCTTTGTATTGATTCAATAATCTTTGGAACAAGAAAGTGAATTTTTAAACGTTGTTTCCTTTTCAATTGTCCAAACCGGATATAAGTAGCATTTGATTTAGCGGAGTGTAGGACTTGGTCAAGCTGGACTTGTCCAAATCCTCTTAGATTATTAAACGGTATATCCTCTGCGTCACTACCTCTATGGTACATGAGGGCTTTAGCTTCAAATGCTGCAATCTTTTTTGAGTCTACACCCTGAATAGGATGAACGAGAGAATCTAAACAGTATTGTTGAACTATTGCTACGTCAGCGGCAGCGAGAGGTGAGCTAAAACTTGTACCGGCATCATGAGCAAGGTTGCCTGAATTATCAATAACTTCAACTAATTCTGTTTTCCCTATTGCTTCTTTTTGTCCAAGTGGAAGATCACCCCCATGGTACACGAGGCCGGGCTTCATAGAATCATTGAAACCTGATCCGACACGACTGAAAGAGGAAAGCTTATTTTGACTATTAATTGAGCCGACACTTGTTAATAGCAATCCGTCAGCAGGAGCACTAATTTTTGCGTCATTATTTTCAACAATATCATCAAGAGACGTATACTTGCGATTTAATTTATGGTTTCCAGTAGAGACAATGAAATTGATACCGTATTCATGAATTAAACTGTCGATTACGGATCCTAAGACGCTAATATTTTCTGAGGTGAATCGTTGTTGAGTATTGTAAGCATATAAAAATGTAGAACATTCTTCATGTAAATCTGACACTATTTGAATAAAACGTTCAGCCAAGGCTTGCGCGGAAAGTTTTTTATCAACAATAGGAACATCAATAACTTGGACTTTTGGAACGAATTCATTTTTTTTACTTTGTGAAGTTAGATTTTCCCCAAAAATGCAGCGAGAAGCTACTTTAGTACCATGGTTACCAAAATCAGGATTTGTCATATCAATAGTTGCACCAGTATATACATGTTTCACTAAAGCAGCAAGTTGACCAGGTAATTTTATACCGTCATCTATAATGGCTACAGTGGGTAAAGCTTCAATGTCAATAGCGGAATCAATTTTTGCATTGTATAGTGGTGAATTCTGATTTGTTTTTATAGATTCTCCGTCGAAATATTCAGTAGTCTCGATAGAAAGGACAAAATTCTCACTGGCAAATTCGGTTAATGCACTGGATGGAAGAAAAATATGTGCTGAGACTGTATTGTCATTTAGCGCAACTATCTCGATGGGAGGCTGTTCAGGATACTTTTGATGAATCTGATCAGTTAGTCCCTTTGCTAGATTCATTTTATCATTTGATGAATCCGAATTCCAAATAGGTGCAATAATAACATTTAAATCCAGAATCTCCTTTAACAGTGAATCATTGAAAGTGTGTTTATTGATCTTTTCTTCGGGTGTGAAAGCAGTAATGCTTTCCACGTAATCCCAAATTTGTCGACTTTTTTTGGACGAATCATAGTTTCTAACTGTCTTTTCTAATTGAATTAGGTCGCTTTTGCTAGAAGAAACAACGGCTTCTGAATCACCGATGAGTGCTTGTACCTTCAGATTGTTGTTAAGAAAGACATCTTCATAATTACCGCGACGTTCAATTTCTTGTCCATTATCTAATTTAACTTTAAATATAGTTTCAGTTTTGGGTAAAGAAAAATCAGATGATGGAGCTGTTTCAACAATTTTTTTAATTCCTAAACTTAAAGTTGCTGCATGAGCGCTAGAATCGAAACCTTCTTTTGGCTTTGGAACTCGCCTTCTTTTACTTGCCTCAATATTTACTTCTTTGTCAGGAATTCTAAAATGCTTTTTTTCATCGCTCATACTTATGATTTCACCTTTCTGATTCTATCAGATAGAGTTGTTCGTGGAATGCTCAGAATCTCTGATAAGGCAGTAATTGTAATACTTTTTTCTTTAACCCACTTTGCGAAGAGTTTATCATTTAATTCTTGTCGTAATTGCAGTTCGCTAAAATAGAAATCAATTAGTGTTTTACATTGCTTTTTTGAAATTGTGTCTATAATAAACCCGGTTAAAAGGGACGTTAATTCAGCATAACTAAACCCATCAGTGAGTTTAGAAGTTATGACAATATTTCTATGCTCTTCTGTAGTTTGATGCAATTTCAAAAAATTATGAATAAAGTATTCTCGTTCTGACACGGTTGGCTTTGGAAGCTCAATAATTGATGGAAAACGACGTAATATCGCGCTATCAATTTTTTTCGGGACATTTGTTGCTGCAATCAAAAAAACTTCTTCATCAAGATTGTCTAATTCTTGTAACAATACATTTACCACTCTTCTCATTTCGCCAAGATCATTGTCTTGTGAGCGGCTTGCACTAATAGCATCAAACTCGTCTAAAAAAAGAACACCAGATGTTATACTACTGAATAGTTCATGTATCTGCTTACCAGTACCTCCCAGTGAAGAGGTGATTATAGAAGAAATGTTATATGTTGTAATTGGTAGCTCCATTTCTTCAGCAATTTTAAAGGCAAGTGTAGTTTTTCCACCGCCGGGATCTCCAACCAATAAAAGACGGTTTACTACTTTTAATCCGTGTAAATGTATCTCTTTACGATGCCTGAATTGATGTTCCAATTCTTGGGTTTTTTGAACAATATTTATTGGTAATTGGAGATTCGTTTCTTCCAGATATGTTTTTTTAGGGACACTGGAATTCCCCCTTATTTTTTTTTGTGTAATCCATGCCTCGCGTGCGGGAGTTGGCTTCAACTTTTTTGAACGGGAAGATTGAGTAGCTGATGATGGTGAATAGGGGGTCTTTTGGTAACTCGATTTGATTGATTTTAACCGATTGGTAATATTGTCTAATGATGATATGCTTTTATCTTGTGGCAAAATAGAACTTAGCAGATCATCCAATGAGGTAGCGAATAGTGTATCATTTTGGTACATATAACTTTCTAAAAGTGAATCTAAATTCTCATTAAAATAAATTTCGGATTTTTTCATTTTTTCGTCATCTCCCGTCGCTTGATTAAATTATAATCTTGAAACGTTGAAATTTCAAGAACATGTAAATTTTATAACTCGTCATATGCCGTCTCTGACACTTTAATATTCAGTCGAATTTGAAGAAGCTGATAATCAAATATAACTGATGACTAGTGGTTGTTTTGATTCAAACATAGATACAAAGAACTAAGTTATTTTCTATTTGGTCTATAAATTGATGAACACGTGAATTAAAAAAATCCCGCACTAACCTTAATTGGTCGGTGTAGGATTTGTTGTAAGGTTTACAAAAAAGGACCAGTCAAGACTGGCCCAATGCTTAAAGTAAAATAGGTGTTTTTCTGTTATCCCCTCCCTAAAGGCCAAGGGAAAACGTTAATAATTATACATCAAAGCTGGCAAATGTAAAGAGGCTTATAGGCTACTCCGAGTATTGCGATACAGATTGATAAGCGTTGTCATTTCTCGATCAAGCTTTACAAAACGGTAAATAATAAGTATAATGTTAGCTGTCTCTAGGATGTTTCTAGATGATAGTTATAACTTGATTAATTCTCCTGTGTTTCGGCGCGGGGGATTTTTTTGCATAAAAAGCCGCCTGCTGTAAGGGCAGACGGCTAATACATAAGAAAAAGTATCTTAGCGAAAGAGGAAACCAGATATTAGTAGGTTCCATTGTTATCATAGTAATATATGAAAAATCGTGCAACTTTAATACTCACTACTGTGAAACACACATTAATGGTAATTGGCAGGTGATACTCTAAAACCGGTGCTTCTCACACGTATTACACGGTCGTTTCAGGTGATAGTTGGTGGTCGATTGCCAAACGAAACGGCCTGAGCATGTATACGTTAGCATCACAAAACGGTAAGAGTATCTATTCAACGATTTATCCGGGCATAAAATTGATTATTAAATAGACGAAACCCCTATACTAGCAATTGCTGGTATAGGGGCTTTTTTCGTTTGTTGTAAAATTTACGCTTTCATTGTATAACTGTGTAATGATTACAAAAATCGGTGTAATAGTAAAAAATTGCTTTTTAACTACAAAAGTTGTAATTTTAGATAAAATAAGAAAAAAGTCCACACTAGTCTTAATTGGCCGGCGTGAGGTTTTGTTGTTTATTCAAATGTTATTTCTTTGATTTCTTCATAATTATTATAAAACTCTAAAAATCCTGTAGCTGAAGGTGCGTTAAGTTGCAAGTATGCAGAGCCTTTTTTCGGAACTGTTACTTGAGAAATATGATTTTTGGTAGTCTGTGGTTTTGCAAAGCTAACTCCCACTCTGCCTTCATGCTGAGGTTCAAAAAAATTGGGCTTATTCAACACTGACATTTTGACGCTCTGAGTGTAAATATTATCTGTGTTACATTCTGGTAAATCTAACGGTATATCAGATAAATCGATGTCTCTATTTGAAGCTAATAACTTTTCAATCGGAATAGCTAGATTACAATAATCATCTAGAGAGCGATAATTTACATATCTATAAAAGTAACCAACACCAGTTAAGTTTTCTCGCGCAACACAGTTATTGAGTGCTTTTAGAAAGGGTCCTATGTAGTTATGCTTTACTAGAATAAACCCTCGTTTGTTTATTTCAGTTCTGTCTATATCTTGAATAAATTTGTTGGATAAATGTCCATCTTGGGTTAAATCGTTTTTTGTGACGATGTAAAAGCAGCTTATAAATGACACGTTATCTGGAAATTTTGTACTTAGAATGTGATTTTCTAACGGATCTACTTGGTAATCTGATTTATTATTAAAATAGCGTTCTAGACTGTCGGTATCATATCCTATAGGCTCAGATTCCTTTTCATATGATGTTGATGATGTAAAGCGCCAGCAACCGTTTTGAATATTTGACATGGCTTCATTGTATACAAACTCAATTAAACCGACAGTTTCCTGGTCCAACAATCTTTTCTCATTCTTAGAAATATCTAAGGGCAGTGTGTTCATATGGATAGCCTCCCAATTGTAAAGCTGAAAAACTTCAAACTGTAACTATTATAACTCTAAAAGTAAATGTTAAATTCGGCATAATGATATTTCTATTTTAAAATTAAAACGAAAGATTTTTTATCAAAAGGTCACCCAGTAACATTCTGTTATCTCACCTTAAATAATTATACGAACGAGTGTTTCTGATTACGAGGCTAACTTTTGAAAATAGATAATGGTTAATTAAAATAAACGATTGACGTGAAATAACGAATTATAGAATGTTTTGGGGCTTTCCACGATTTGTAAATTAAAAATCTCTCTTTTTCAGAAATGGCTTATAAATGGCATTTATAGCGTGCTACCCTTAATGGTATAACTACCGTGCGGGTGATAAGTCGACGTCGGTAGATAAAAAGAGAAGCGTCATAATGCTGGTATATCAGCATTATGACGCTTCTCTTTTGCTAATTGGTATCAAATTAAAACCCCAATTTTGCGTTTTGGCTGTTGTGATCACAACAGCACTGTTAAGCGCTCATAAAAAAGGGTTTTGGGATCGTGTCACAAGTAAGGGTCCTATGAATTAA